CGGGCACGAAGAAGCCCCGCGCTCGAGCTGACGCGCGGGGCCGAGGTGTCCGGGGGACTGCGTGCTGCCTGCCTACCACGTCACGCGCGCGCCCACACCAGCCTGCCACTCGGGCGTCAGCGTCGACGGGAGCAGCGCCTCGGCGAAGGCGAACACCGCCAGGCGCTCTGTCGGTTTTGCGCCCAGCTCGCCGCGCGCGAAGCCCGCGAGGCCCCTCCCGACCCCGCGAGCACCGGCCGACAGCTCGGCGTAGCCGTGGCCCGGATCGAGCCGCCCTGCTCGGTCGAGGCCTGACCGGACCTCCGCGCGCACAGGCTCGAGGTCGAGCGCGGCGCGCGGGGTGTCGTCCGTCAGGCCTTGGGAGGGACCGCGGCGGCCTCCATCGCCTTCTTCGCGGCGACGGCCTGCTCGATCTTCCCGGCGAGGTAGGTGTCGGTGAAGGCGCCGAAGATGCCGCCAGCGGTCGAGAGCAGCCCGGCCGGCAGCTTCGTCTTGAGCAGGTCCATAGCGAGGCGCTTCAGCTCGGCCTTCTCCTCGTCGCTCAGCTTGCCGTCGGCGAGGTAGTCTTTGAGCTTCGGCTTGATCGTGACGTCGAGCTCGAGCACCGCTGCCCGCGCCGCCTCGGTGATGACGAGCCCCACGCGAGCCGCCTTGGATTCGGCCGCCTTTGCGCGCAGGAACGCAGCGAGCATGCCGATGCCGGCGATGGCCGCCGCGCTCAGGAGGTCGAGGAGCGACGGGCCGAGCTTCGCGAGGACGCCCTCGCCGACCGGCGCGGGAGCGGACTCAACCTGCGCGATGGCGAAGGTGGGCGCGGGCGTGCCGGCCGCCAGCACCAGCTTGTCGAGCGCGTCGTCGGGCGGTGCGGCGGAGGCAGGGATCGAGAGGAACAGCGACAGCGAGAGGAGCAGCAGGGTCTTCATGTAGTGCCTTTCGTGGGACTGCGAGGTGATCAGGGGCTTCGCGTCCAGTCCTCAGCGAGGACATCGGTCTGTGAAGCGAGCCACGGCACGAACTCGCCGGTGGCGGTCTTCATCATGATGTACGGGAGGAATTTGCAGACCGTGCCCTCAGGCAGGCCCGTGGCCTCGGCGGTGTTCCGGTTGATGGGGATGCCGTCCGGGTAGCCCTTCTGGAGGACGAGCCACATGCCCTTGCCGTTCCATCCGACGCGGGCGACCTTCTCGCCGCGCTTCAGTGCCTCGAGGGCTTGCCCAAAATTGAGACTCATGCGGTGTCCTTTCCAGACTGCGTGACTCGCCTGCGGCGCGTTCGGTACCACCCACCAGAAGGGAGCAAGAGGTCGCCTCGGACGCCGGAGCGCACGGCGCCGATGACGTGCGCCTTGTCAGCGGGACTCAGGTCTGCCCATCTCATGCGTGCGGCTCCCTCATGGGTGGACGAAGAAGTCGACGTGCAGCGAGCCGAAGGCCCGACTGACCGGCGTGCGCAGCGCGTTGAAGGCGCCCACGTTGGAGCACCACAACCCCTCGACGCCGAGCGACGGCTGCAGGGGCGCGATGTGGCCGGGGCCGCCGTTCGGGTTGAACCAGCACACGAAGGCTGCCATGCCCTCGTCAGCCGCGGCGCGGGCAACGTGCGCCGACGTCTTCTCCCAGCCGAAGTCGCCGCCCACCGACGAGAGCCACAGCACGAGCTCGTTGGCGCGCTTGCCTCTCGGCAGCACGACGCCCATCGCCTCGGCGACGTCGCAGCTGTGCACGTTGCAGAACGTCTCGCGCCCGGGCAAACCGTCGACGTCGCGCGGCTCGTAGCGCCCGAGGCCGCGTAGCTGGTGTTCGGCGAGGATGCTCAGCAGCAGCAGCGGCGCGCGGTTGCTGGGGTTCGACGTGTACCAGCGCGCGCCGGGCGGGTCGAAGCCGAGAGGGAAGAGCGACAGCGGCGCACTCACCGGCCACCGTCCTTCGTCGGCTCGAGCGTCACCGGCGTCAGCCGCCGCTCCTCGAGCAGGAGCCGGACGTTGAGGTTCGTCTCGAGGCTGACGCGCTCGACGTTCGCCATGCGGCGCCGCAGGTCCTCCGCCTCGGCCTGTTGCTGGCGGTGCAGCTCGGCGTTCGCCTTCTCCGCCGCCTCGCGCTTCGCCGTCTCTGTCGCGAGCTCGGCGCGCACCGGAGCCACGCCGCCGTCGAGCTTCGCCTGCGCCCACACGACGCCGCCCGCACCGGCCGCGAGCAGCACGACGCTGGAGGTCACCACGAGGAGCGCCTCGCGCCTGAAGACGACCGAGGCGAGCAGCATCAGCACGCCGGGGAGCGTCGTGGGGGGCGCCTTCTCGTCAGCGGCCGGCGCGCTCACAGCCACTCCGAGGGGACGTCGCCGGCCGAGACGCCGCACTCCACGGGGACGCAGGCGCTCCCAACGGCGAATTCACGAGGAGTCGTGTTGAAGCCTCTCCATCGTGGGCCTCCGTCGGACGTGCCGTAGGGGCCGATGCCGTAGCAGTCGACGGTGCCGCACGTGTCCCCCGCGGCGCACGGGCGCTGAAGTGCAGGGCCCGTCGGGTCGAAGCAGGTCGTCTCCTCGCACCAGCCGCCGTCCGCCGAGCGTCCCCAGCCGTTGGGCATCATGCAGGGCTCGGGCTGCACCGCGAGGCGGTTGAGACCGCCGCAGAACCTGTTGCTGTAGGGGTTCCTCAGCGCGCCGGCGTCCACCAGGGCGTCGATCTGCTGGCAGTGGAGGATCTCGACCGCCAGTTGCTGCGCGTCGTCGATGACGCTGTTGTCGCCGTTACCGTCCGCGCCGCCGTCGTCGACGAGCACGCCGCCGTCGAGGTCTGCGCGCAGGCTCTGAATGGAGAGCTGTGCCTGTCTGGGGATGGAGCCGATCCGCTCGAAAAGCCCGCCGTCGTTGCGACGGTCGGCCTGCAGCACGCCACCGTCTTCAAGGAGCAACTCGATGCCCTGCGACCAGATGCGGCCGCCGTCCTCGCCGGTGAAGCGGTACTCCGTCACCTCCTCGATGAAGGGCCCGAGCGAGCCGCCATCGACGCGCACGCAGTTGCCGAAGCCGCCGTCGAGGTACTTGTCGCCGCAACAGCGGCCGGTGCGCAGCATGTGAAAGTACCGCTGCCCGGGCCTGATGATGCCGTCGCCCTGCAGCCGCCGGATGCGGTTGGCCGTCTGGCGCGACACGTCCTTCTCGTTGGCCACCACGCCGACGGCCTGGCACTCAAGAATGCCCGCGTCCTTCAAGTCGAGCATCGTGCGGTCGCCCGGCTGCGGCGTGTAGAGCAGATAGAGGCCGGCGCCAGCGACGCCGATCAGCGAGAGCATGGACAGCAGGCGGGGATTCATCGGCACCTCGTTGTGGTCACGTCGTAGATGATGCGGTTGATGAGGCCGTTCGCGTGCCCGCTGGAGCTGCCGCTCACGCAGTCGGCCCCGACGCAGAGCGCGGTGGCCGCGGAAGGCGTCGTCGCGCTCGCGACCGAGTTCGTCGCGCCGGCGAAGGCGCCGGAGATGGTCGTGCCGTCGGCGGCCATCCACACGCGATCTGTGCCGTCGAGCGTCGCGCCGTAGGACAACACCGGCACCGTCGCGGTGATGAGCGAGAAGAAACCGCCGGCGGTGCGGTAGTGCCCGAGTCCGTAGCCGGCCCCCGCGGGGTTGGTAACCGTCAGGGCCCACACCTGCGTCTCAGCGGCGACGGGACCTTCGCGCGTCGAGGCGAGACACTGTGTGCCGCTCGGGAAGGAGCCAGTGAAGTACGCACGCTCAGCGCCCCGCGTGACTGGCGTCCCGTTGGTCGGCACGATGGTAGTGCGGTACGTGCCCAGTTTCACATCACAGCCGCCCCAGATGACGCTGCCTGTGTCGGCCGCGATGGCTCCGTTGTCGATCTCGAAGACTACAGACGCAGCACTGGCGCTCGCGTCGGTAGCCTCGATGATGCTCCACGTCGCCGCACTGAGTCCGGTGAGCGTGGCCGCCGTCCCGTCGAGCACGATGCGTGCTTTGGCGAGTGTCCCTGCGCGGACGTAGCAATGCGCGGTGTAAGGCTGCCCAGCAGTGACCGTGAGCGTGATGGTCCGACCCTCGAAACCCGCCGGATCGTTGTCGTCGTACATGACGGCCGACGTGGCGTAGGTGCCGCTGAATGGCGACGCCTGGCCAGTCGTCGGCGTCGGTGTCCCCACATCCGCATAGGCCGCGTTCGTGAAGTCGATGAAACGCGGGTTGATGTTCTGGGCGGGCCCCTCGACACGCAGGCTCGCCACGCTGGTCGAGTCGTACTCGACGCGCGGCTGATTGTTCGTCAACTCCACCAAGTCGCCGCTGGCGATGCCCGTTGTCGCGTTCCCACCTGCAGCCGACTTCGTGCACGTTGCTACGCTCGATCGCGCGAAGATCAGCGCCTCGCCCTTCGCGCCCGTCGGCGGCGTCGTCGAGCATGGCCCGAAGGTGCCGCGCCCGTTGGCGGGGAATGCCTCGAAGAAGGCCGGGCTCCACATCGTCGCGGGGTTGGTGACGAGCGGCCCCTCCGGCGAGGCCGGCTGCAGCACCTGGGCGAGGAGCAGCGCGAGCAGCACGTCAGTACGCCCCGGTGAAGATGGCGTCGCCAGTCGAGCTCGAGCTCCGGCACGCGACGCTCTTCGACGTGCCCGCCACCGACAGCAGCACGACGGTGCCGGCCGGGAACTTCTCGCCGCCGCTCGCGCACGTCGCCGCCGACTCGGCGAAGCAGAGAAAGGTGTCGGCGTCCGTCACCCGCACCAGGTACTGGCCCCCGGTGACGGTCTGCGCCGAGCTGCCGCCCGCCGCGCAGTCGGTGAACTCGAAGCGCCGCGAGGTGTCGAGAGCGATGCCGCCGGCGAGGGCCACCAGCGGAAGGAGGGCGAGGGCGACGAGTCCGAGTCTGCGCATGCCCGACAGGCTCGGCCCGCGCTGGGAGCCTTCCGCTGCTGTCAGACGGGGAGCACCTCGAGGCGGACCTTCCACGCGATGGTGCTGCCCGCGGCGCCCGTCACGCGCACGCGCACGTCAGGCGTCGAGACGTCGATGGTGCAGTCCCACGCAGCCACGTCTTCGTGGGCCCAGAGGCTCGTCACCACGCCCGTCAGCGTCGTGGTGCCGCCGTTCCGCTTCGCGGTAGCCGCCAGCCCGTAGCTCGCCGAGTCGCCCGTCGCCTTGCGGATCGCCACCACCTGCGCCCGAATCGACACCGCCTCGCCGTTGACCGGCGTGACGGTGGCGAGCGTCGTCGGCGTCGCGTCGTTGGTCTGCACCACCGCCTCGGTGAGGCGCGACACGAGCGCCTTGTCGGCTGCGCTCATGAAACCGGCGTCGGCGGTGGTGGCCACGGCGTGCAGCGTGCCGCCGCCGCGGTTGCCGTGGGCGTGGAGGTGGTCGGCGCGGGCAAAGCCCGAGTCGACCCCGTCGGAGTTCGTGCCGTCGCTGATCGTCACGGGGAGGCCCAGCTTCACCTCGTGCTTGTGGCCGGCATCGCAGAAGAGCCCGGAGCTGCCGGCGTTGGGGCCGGCCGTGTCGAGGATGGCCAGGGTGGGCGCCCCGCCGACCGCCACCTCGTGGCGATGGTCTGCCCGCGCGAGCGCCGCCGACGAGCCCTCCGCCGCGGTGTTGCCGAGCACCACGGCGGTGCCCGGGGGGACCGCGGTGGTGACTCGGTGCGAGTGGTCCGCGCGCGCGGCCGCGGTGTCGCTGCCCTCGAAGCCGGCGGCAGTGCCGATGTTCGGCGGTGGGCTGCTGCCGAGCAGCACCGAGACGGCGTCGGCCGCCACCACGATGCCGTCGCCCGCGCCGACGTGCAGGTTGGTGCCGCTGAAGTAGAGGCCGTCACCGGCCACCACGCTCCCCGGCGTACCCGCCGACTCGAGCGCCTTCGTGCGGCGGTCGAGTTCCTGCAGGCCGAACATCAGCCGGTCCATCGCGTCTTCGTGCACCGCCGGGCTGAAGGAGCCCTGGGTGCGGAAGCTGGTGTCCTGCGTCAGCGTCACGTCGCGGTCGATGCGCAGCGTGTAGCCGACGGCCGGCGCCGTCAGCATCGTCACCGTGCCGGCGCCGCCGACGGTGGCCGGCATCGTCACCGTGTAGTGGACGCCGAGCGTGCGCGACGTCTCCACGCCCGAGCCGTCGATGAGCACCACGCGCAGGTCGGTCGCCGCGAGGAAGTAGAAGACGGTGCTGAAGACCGTGGTGACGCCGTTGCCGGCGTAGTCGACGCGAGAAGTCTCGATGGGGACCGTCATTGCCCAAGACAGTCGGCCGCCGCTGGGAGCCCTCCTGAACGGCCGTTGCGTTGCGGGTCGAGCTCGGGCGCGCGAGGGTCGCGGGATGGCGATGTTCGGAGTTCGCTGGTGCCCACACTGCAAAGCCGTACTCCAGGCCGGGCGACTGGCCTCAGACGGGTCGCGCCTCGGGCCGCGAGACACCTTCTCGTGCCCGCACTGCGCACGCGAGATCGTTCTGCGGTGTGAATGGCCCGAGATGTCTCCCTCGATGAAATTCGATGAAGTCGCGCGCCTGATGATCCCCGTGATGGTGCTCTCGGGGATCACCACAGGGCTTCTCTTCATCTTCGCCGGAGAGAACGAGTTCCTCCGCGGCTACGTCTCTCTATTCGATTGGATGGGGGTGGCGGGACTCGTAGTCGCGGGGTCCCCGCCCGTCCTGGTCTTGTTCTCGATGTGGCTGCGCTGGCGCGTCGTTCGCTCGGTGCGGCGATTCGAAGGGCAGACTACTCGGCCTTGAGCGGGTCGAGCCCGTCGCCGAGCATCACTGGCAGGTTGTCGGGCTGCCCATCTTTCTCGCCGTAGAGCACCCCGCCGACGAAGCGCCCAGCATTCGGCACCTCGCGGTCGCCAGTAACGATGGTGTCCCAGAGGTAACCGCCCGTCGTGCTGATCAGCCGCGTCGGTGCGCCCGTGAAGGCGCCGACGAGCGGCAGCGCGGCCTTGAAGATGTCCGCCTCCGTCGCCTCGTCGCGTCGCAGCTGCTCGACGAGTTTCGAGACCTGGAAGAGCGCGGCGCTCACCGGCTCGGCACGGGGGCTCACCTTCTTGCCGAGGATGCCGCCCTCGACGAGGGACGTCAGCGGCAGCACGGGGATGGTGGCGAGCGGCGCGACGGCCACCTTCCGCACGAACCAGTTCCGCCACTTCAGCAGCTTGTTCTCCGGATCCTCCTCGTCGCGGTCGCCATCCTCCGGGCCACGCCCCATGCCGAGGTCGCCGAGTACCTGCACCGCGACGTAGAACGCGAGGAGGCTGCCCGCCACCTTCGCGGCCTGCGCAGCCTTCTGCGCGGGCGTCGCCTCCTGGAAGGCCCGAGTGAAGAGCGGCGCGGCGAGCCGGTGCTGCGCCCGGTACGCGACGTTCAAGTAGCTGTAGAAGATGGTGGCCGCGCCCACCCACGTCCCCTTGTCGCGGAGGATGCGGCTCTTCTCGGCGAGCTGCTTCGACGGCTGCACGCGCGAATGCACGTCGTCGGCGAAGCGCACGGCCTCTACCTCGGAGCGCCCCTCGGCGAGCGCCTGGCGGTACGCACCAGTCCACACCGCCGTCGAGACGATGGAGTCGACGCCGCGCATGGCGATCATCCCCACCTCGCGCATCTTCTCGTGCGCGCGCCGCAGCGGCCCGGCGCGCAGCTCGACGAGGTCGCGCTGGAGCTGCTGCACGAGGTCGCTGTTCTCCGCGCGCATCACCCCGCTCTTCTCGAGCATCGCCTGGCGCACAGTCGAGGTGCCACGCACCAGGTCCCACGGCGCGGCCATCACCTGGGCGATGCCAGCCGCGAGGTGCTTCGCCTTGAGCGGCGTGCTGGCCACGGCCGCCGGCAGGTTCGCGAAGTTGCCGACCGCCGTCGACAGCCCCGACAACGCCGACGTCGAGAGGTTCTTCTTGAAGAACGACAACAGCGAGTCGGCCGGCGTCGACTGGAGCCCCGACGCGCCGCCGATGTCCTTGAGCCAGAGGAGGAACTCCTTCGTCTTGTCGGGGCCGAGCTTCCCGGTGAGCTCGCGCTGCACGTCGGGATCCATCACGAGGCGTGCGGTCGACTTCACCGCCTCGCGGTAGGCGAGGTCGTGCGCCACCTGCAGCAGGTGCTTGCGGAAGACGTCGAGATCGAGCGACACCGGGTAGGCCGCGCCCGTGCGGCTCTTCAGGTGGCCGTGCGCCGTGCCCGGGCGGGTGAAGGTCGGGTCGAAGAGGCTGGCCAGCTGCTCTTCGCCGAACTGCCGCGCGCCGATGGTGGACGCCTCCGGGTGTGCCTTCAGCGGGTAGTAGCCGCCCTCGAGCTTCCCGGCTCGGAGCTGCAGCGGCATCGCCTCGACGGCCTTCGGGCGCAGCCCGGTCTCGCGCTCCTCGAGGTCGAATGCCGGCTCGCGCAGCGCCTCGAGGCTCTTCCACACCGCGTTGATGAAGTCGATGTGCTCGGGCTTCAGGTGCGCGTTGAGCGCGGCCGTCACCTGCTCCTCGGTGATGCCGTAGCCCTCGAGCACCACCTTTCGGCTCGACTCGCTGCCGAAGTTGAGCGCGAGAGCGAGCAGCTCGTCGACGTGCCGCGGCACCTCGACGTCGCCGCGCCACGTGGGGAAGAGCGCCCGCCCATCCACGAGGTCGCCCAGGCTCTTCCGCACCTCGGGGCTCATCTTCTCGAAGACGTCGAGCACGGGCTTGATGCGCTGCTCAAGCAGGTCGGCCTCGAGCGCGGCGCCACGCCGCATCGTGTTCACCACTACCTTGAAGAGCGTGGAGTTCTGATCGTCTCCAGTGAGGTCGCGCACCAGGTCGATGGGCGTCAGCAAGAAGCCGTCGAGCGCCGAGAGCTTCGCCTTCACCTTCTCTGAGAAGGTGCGCGCACCCTTCGCGACGACCGGCCCCTTGTCGGGGAGCGTCGAGGCGATCTCCTCGAGCACCTTCGCCTTCACCTCCTCGAAGTCGGCGCGCTTCCCGTCGAGCAGCACCTCGGTGCGCTGCCGCGCGCCAGCCTCAAGCATCTTCAGCGCGTCGCGCACCTGCCCGAGCTCGGCGACGGTGAGCCTCCGGTAGTCGCCCTTCGCGAGCGCCGCGCGCACCGGCGCGAGCCAGTCGGGATCGCCGATGGTGACGGCGTCGCCCTCGAGCTGCGCCACCGCCGCCTCGAGCACGCCGGCGTCGAGCTGCGTCGGGTCGGCGAAGCCCAACGCGCCGCGCAGGAAGTCGACCGCGTCTCGGTACGCTGGCGAGGCCTTGCCCAAGCGAGCACGGGCAGACGCCTTGCCGAGCCGCTTCGCGAGGTCCTCCACCTTCGCCACCTGCTCCGAGGCCGCCTTCAGCTCGTGGTGCAGGTAGTGGTTGAGCAGCTCGGCGTGCGCGGCCTCGCGGGTGGCGCCGATGTCGCCCTTCATCATGGCGCGGGCTTTCGCCGCGGCCGCCTGGCGCTGCTGGCCGAGCGCCCGCCCCGGCTGCAGCTGGCCCACTTCGCGCCGCTCGACGAGCTTCTCGGCCGCACGCTTCAGCGCCTCGCGGGGGAGCCCCTGCACCTCGCGCTCGAGGCGCTTCTCGGTGGCGCTGCGCAGCCCATCGGAGAGGAGCGCCCGGAAGCGCGTCAGATCGTCGAGGATGCCCGGGTGCAGCTCGCGCATCGCCGCGTCCGCCTGCGCGCGAACCCACGTCTCCTTGGAGCGCAGGCCGGCGAGCTCGGCCAGCATGGCGCGCGGCGAGGCGTAGCCGGCCAGCTCCGCGACGAAGGACGGCCGCACCCCGCCCGTCTCCGTGGTGCGCAGGCCGGGCACCTTCAGGTCGCCGATCACCTCCTGCACCGCCGCGCGGTCGAGCACGAGGGGCTCGCCGGTCTCCTCGCCGCTGATCAGCCGCTGCGCACGTCGCGCGGGCAGCTGCTCGTACTCGTCGGCGAAGTTCGCCTCGAGCTTCTTCAAGCCAGCCTTCCACCACGCCTCGCGCACGCGCAGGGCGTCCTTCACCGCGGCAAGCTGAGCGCGGGCGCTCCCCTCGGTGTACTCGTCGGCCTCCTGCTCGAGTTGCTCCACGCGCTGCTGCTCGGTGAGTCCCAGCTGCTTCGCGGTGAGGGGCTCTCCCTGGCGGCGGCGCACGGCCGCCAGCTGGTCCTCGGTCGCCAGCATGGCGTCGAAGACGGGCTTCAACTCCGCGCTGAGCTCCGCGCCGGGGATGCCGGCCAGCGTGCGGTAGATGCTGACGAGCCAGCGGGTGAAGCGCACGAAGACCTGCTTCAGGGCGCTCGACGGGGCCTGCCCCTCGAAGACGTACTTCTCAAATGCGCGGGCGAACTTCTCGTGCTGTTCGCGCTTCACCTGGTTGCGCGACTCGACGCCGAGCGCCTGGAGGGCGGCGGCCGCGGTGTCCTTCGTGCGCTGGGGCGCGTCGGCGCGCGCGGCGAGATCGAAGAGCTGCTCGAGGAAGGCGTGGCCGCTCTCGTGGATGACGGTGCTGACGTCGGCACTGCGGTTGAGGAAGACCTTGATGGTCGACTGCAGCGCGCGCCCCGCGGGCAACTCGGTGTAGCCCTTCGGGGTGGTCGAGGTGTCCTGCTTGAGGCGGGTTACTTCTTGGGCGGCCAGGTCTGCTGGCCGTCGACCGTCACCGACAGCAGTTCCGGCTTCGTCTCGGGCTGCCGCTCCATCAGGTCCGCGAACTCGCTGAACGTCATTCGGCGCGGCGCGTTGGGCTTCGGCTCGCTTGCGGGCGTTGAGGTCTCGGTCGGCTGCGCCATAGGTCTTCTCTCCGGTGCCCGAGCGGAAGTCGGGGGTCAGCTCGAACTGCGCATTCCCGAATCTCACCGAGACGCTGATCTTCTGCAACTCGGTCCGAAGACGCGCTTCGAATTCCGCGAGCTTGGCCTGGTCGTCATGCTTCGCCGCGTACTCGTCGCCGGAGAGGTGCGCGAAGGCGACGTCGCCGCCGGCGGCGCGCATGGCGGCCTCACCGAAGGCCTGCAGGATGGCGTTCCCGGAGACCTTCCCGAAAACGTCGTTGATCCGCTTGAGCCCCTTCAGGTCGAACGCTGAGACCCACGCGCGCTCACCGAGAGCGTCGAAGCCCGTCTTCGACAGCACGCCGGGCACGTCGCGGTCGAAGTACGCCTCGCGCGCAAAGGCCTCGCCCGTCGTCTTCTCGGCACGCGCGAGCAACTCGGCGCTCACGTTCGGCGCGGCGGGCTTCCCGGCCGCAAAGGTGTCGGGCCCGAGCGTCGAGAGATCGAAGGCCGTGGCGCCGCGGGCTGGCAGCTTCCCAGCGGTGCGCTGCTCGGCCGTGACGGCGTCGAGCTTCGTGAAGGCGTCGTCGATGGTGGGCGCGACGGCGCCGACGACCGTCAGTCCCTTCGGCAGCGCCGCACGCACCGCATTCACCGCGGCGCGCAGCTCCTCGCGGTTGGCGGCGTGGAGAAGGAAGTTGGTGCCAGAGCGGGCCGCCTCTGCGTCCACCCCGCCGATGACGCCGCCGATGAGACGAAGAAGCTCGTTGGCCGTGTCGTGGCCGCCCTTCGGGTCGTCGTTGAGTGCCTTGATGTCGGGCGAGGTGATGACGGCGACCTGCGTCTTCGGCCGCCGAGGCGACTCATCCCACGCGCGACGGGTGCGCAGCCCCGACACCGGGTCGATGAAGAGCTCGGTGGCCCGCGTGGCTGCGTCGACCGCCTGCGCGCGGGACGCGAGCGTGTCGGCCGGCAGCTGCGCCAACACCTCAGCGCCGACAGATTGCTCGTCGCCCTTCGCGACGGCGATCGGCGTCTCGGGGAAGACCTCTGAGAGCGCCTTGCCGAAGTCGGCCTGCTGCGTCGCCATGAAGGCGCGCACGAGGGCGGCACCCGCCTTCGCCGCCTGCTTCGACTGCCCGGTGTCGACCAGCTGCTGCTCGAGCTCGCGGGTGCGCGTGGCGAGCAGCTCGGCCTCGGTCGCCCGTGCCTCCTCTTCCTTCGCGATCGCCTCGGCACGCGCTTCAATCTCCGCCTGCTGCTCCTTCCGCTGGCGCGGCGTCAGCGCCGTCGGGTCCGTCGTCGTGTCGTCGACGAGGGCCTTCCCCACCTCGCTCGAGCCCCACTTCGAGAGCACCGCCTCGACGGGCACCTCGAGCTTGCCGCCGCTCGCGGCCGCGTCGAGCAGCTTCGCCGGCGCCTCGGGTCCGAGCAGCTCCGCGACCGCGGCGTTGGTTGCCGGTCCGTCGAGTCCCTGCTCCTGGAAGTACTTCACCACCGCGTGCGCATCGACGTGCAGCGTCGTGAGGGGCGCGTGCCCGCCCTCGGCCGACGTCTCGGCGATGAGCTGCGCGAAGGCCTCCGGCGCTGCCTTCACCGCGGGCTGCTGCGCGAGCTCGAGGAGCGGGCCCACCTGGCGATCTGCCACCTCCGCCCGCGCGTCGGCCGTGCGCGTCGTCGCCAGCGCCAGCCCCGTCGTCACTCCGCCAGAGAGCAGCGCGCCGAGCATGCCTCCCTGCACCGCCTCGACGCCGCGCGTCGGGTCGTACACCTGCTGCTGCAGCGCCTCGTCCTTGAGGCTCGCCTGCACGTAGGTGCCGAGCTGCTCGACGGCATCCTGGAGCCCTTCGGTGATGCCCTCGGTGGCGACGCTCTTCGCGTACTCGCCGCCCAGGCGAGCCAGCAGCGCCCTGAAGGTCGGGTCCTTCGTGATGAGCCCGGTGATCTGCGACGGGAGCGCCTGCTTCAGCACCTTCGTCTGCTGCCCGAAGGAGACGAGTTCGAGACCACCCTTGATGAGCCCCTGCACCACCGCGCCGCCCATCGCCTCGCCCGGGGTGAGCTTCTCGCCCTTGTCGGTGGTGAGCTCGCGCAGCGCCTCGTAGGAGGTGCCGGTTTCGAGCTCCATGGCCGAGAGGAAGGCGGCGGCCTGTGCGCCCTTCCCGGCCACCACGCGCGCGCCCGTCACGCCCGCGCGCAGCGCTGCCGCGGGGCTCTTCGTCACGACCGCGGTCGGGAGAGCGGCGCCGACGAAGCCCACCGCGCCTCCGGCGCCGGCGCCCTTGAGCGCATCGGCGCCGACGTCGACCGTCGACACGGCACCCTGCAGCCCCTCGGTGACGTCGCGCAGCAGCCCCGAGTCGTCGCCGTACGCACGGGGGATGGCGGCCAGCTTCGCGTCGTGCAGCTCGGCGGCGATCTCCGTCGCGTCGCCGCGGATGCCGTTCTCCGCCAGCATCAGGGCGACCTGCTTGCGGGCGAGGTCGAGCGACCTCTTCGTCTCCGCCGCGCGGAGCCCCAGCAGCAGCAGCCGCCCGCTGAGGCTGGTGTCTTCGCGCACCAGGCGCGCCTTCGGATCATCCCGCTCCTGCACCTGCTTCGGGGCGTCGCGCTGGGCGCGCTTCGCGGCGAGGTCCTTCGCCTGCTCCGGCGTCAGGGGGGTGTTGGCCGCCTCGAGCTTCGCCGGGTCGACCGCCGCGAAGTCGGGCCCCTGCATCTGCGCCTGCTGCTGCGCGAGCGTGTCGGCCGGGACGGGCAGCGCCTCGTTGAGCGAGCGGATGGCGTCCTGCATCCAGTCGCCGGCGGCGCGCAGCTTGCGCACCAACGGGCCCGCCTCCTTGCTCCGCAGCACCAGCGGGCCGAGCTCGGGGTTGGAGAGCACCAGCTTCGCGAGCTCAGGGTTCTCCGTCTCCCATCGCGCGGGGTCGAACTGCGCTGCCGCGGCGGTCTCCTTGAACGCCGGAAGGTTCTTCCGCACGTTGTCGAAGGGCACGCCGAGCTGCTTCGCGACGGCCAGCGTCGTCGCCGCGTCGTCCTCGCTCGTCTTCCGCGACTCGTCGAAGGCCAAGCGGAGGCGCGTGTGGCGCGCGGTGCGATCGGCTGCCAGCACGTCCGCCGTCACGTCCTCGGCGGTGAAGCCGGTGATCGACGGCGCCACCGAGCGCGATACCGGAGGCGAAACCGATGCGGGAGCGTCGGGCAGGTCCGGCAGGTCCTCCCACGATGCGGCCGTGGGGGCGTCTGCGGCGACGTCGGGGAACGACTCCCAGGGCTCAGCCATTGACGATCACGCCGCCTTTCTTCTTCGCCGCGTCGAGCTTCTCGGGCGGAACGTCGAACGTCTGCCCGTTCGGGAAGCGCACCTTCACCGGCCCCGCCGGCGCGGGCTCGGCACCGATGACGTCGACGGCCTTCTTCTTCACCTCGTTGGTGCCCCAGAAGCGCCCGGGCTCCGTCACCGTCACCTCACGCAGCAGCTCAGCCTCGATGCCCGCGAGCTCCGACTCGTCGAGCGGCTTCCCCTTCGCCTCGAGGCGCTCGCGGTACAGGCCGAGGGCGCGACCCACGCGCTCGTTGAGGAGCTTCTGGTCGAGCGGCTTCCCCTTCTGCTTGAAGGCGGCGCCGAGCGTCCGCTCAAGACGGCTCGCGACCGCTCGCTCGGTGGCACCCTCGGCCGTCTCGGCTCGCTTCGCCGACTTCGCTGCGTCGAGCCCAGCCCGGGCGCGAGCGACGTCGGACACTGTGACGTCGTCGCCCTCCTTTGCCTTCTCGGCGATGAAGGTGGTGAGGAACTCCTCGGGGTCCGCGCCCGGGTTGTTGATGAGCTCGGCGCCGAGTCGGTTGAGAAACTCCTGGTCGACGGCCTTCTGCAGCCTGGCCTCCGCCGCCCTGCCCTTCGCGTCGCCCTGCGAGGCCTTCCACGCACGGAACTCGGCGCGCTTTCGTGCCTGCCGCGCCAGGAGGAAGTCGGGGTCGTACTTCTCCAGCCACAGCTCCGACTCGCCGGCGCGCTTGTTGCCGGGCAGGTCCGAGCGGTTGACGTTGTCGCGGTGTTGGTCGCCCTCGGCCTTGAACTTCGCGCGCTCCACCTGCGCACGCTGCCGCAGCTCTGCCTCCACCATGTCGCGCTGGCGCCCCTCGTAGCCCTCCGGGCGCACGGCCTTGCGCAGCTCCTCCTCAGTGACGTAGCCGTCGGGCGAACGCACCGCCTCGGCCGTGGTGTCGACCAGTTTGGAGATCTCGCCAGCGAGCCGGTCCTGCTCCGCGCCGGCACCAGCGCGAGCGACGGCAGCGGAGAGCTGCTCCGCGCGCTTCTGGGCGAAGAGTCCGCGGTCCGCCTCGAGCTGCGCCTTCGCCTGGTCGACGCGGCCCACCTCGAGGTGGCGCCGAATGACGGCCTCGGCCATGTCGGCGCGCAGCTCGCGCTTCGCCGCGGTGGCCTGTTCCGGAGGGAGGAACTCGTCCGCCGCCTGGTCGACGGGCGCCATCGCCAACGACATCTCGTCGGGGGACAGGTCGACGCTGCCGGCGTTGCGCACGGCGGCGTCGTGGAGGTTCGCCAACGTGTTGGCGGTACCGGCGGCGTACTCGCGCGTCGTGTGCGTCTCGACGCTGCGGCGGGCCGCCAGAAGCGCCTGCTTCGCGCGCACCTTGAATTCGAGCTGTTGCGTCGGATCGGTGTACCGCTGGGCGCCTTCCTCGACGTACCGGTCGAAAGCGTCGAGGGTGCTCCCGGAAGCCCGCAGCGCGTCGAGTCCCTTGCGCCCGAGAAACTTCGCTTCGTCGTCTCCGACCTTCCGCTGGAGATCGACCAGCCCGTCGGCGATGAGCAGCTCCGAGGCGCGCTTCTTCTCGCGCTCGGCGTCGGCGAGCGCCTTCTCCTGCTCGAGACGCCGCTGCTCGATGCCTGCCCCGATGACGACGCCTGCGGTGTCGGCGATGCGCGCAGCGCTTTGCAGCGAGCGCGATGTCGACTGGTCGGCTTCAGTCAACATCGGGGATGTGGCGCCGAAGGGGTTGGCTGCGGCGACGTTCTGCTGCGTGAGGACGGGGACGCGCATCACTTGCCTCCCAGGCCGAAGCTGGCCGCGGACATCAGGGCCGACGACGCCAGCTTGAGGCCGAATTCGGTGTCTGCCGGAGAGCCGAGGGCGCTGTCGGGCGCGAGGTAGTAGTCGCGGATCTTCTTCGACGCGGCCGCGTACCGGCGCGCGCTCTCCTGGTGGCCGAAGGCCTCGCGCACCGCGTTGTTCTGCAGCGTCTGCGCGTCGAGCTCGTTGAAGGCCGCGCTCGAGCGCATCGTCTGCGCCGCGGTGCCCGATGTGGAGTCGACGCCGCCCATCGCGTAGGCGAGGCGCTGCTGCCCGGCCAGCTGCGTGCCGGCCATGCGCTGGCGCCCCGCAGCCATCGCGCCGCGCTGGAGGACGGCCGTGGCGTTGGCGCGCTCGAGGTTGGCGGAGCGCTCGAGCTCAGCCATGTTGGAGAGCTGCGCCTCGCGCTCCTTCGTGAAGGCGTCGGAGGCCGCGAAGGCCTCCAGGATGGCGCTGATGCCGGCGAGGGGATTCATCACTTACCTCCAACGTCGAGCTCTCGCGTCACGCCCAGCACCGTCACCGGGAGAGGCTTGGCCTGACGCAGCACGGCTCTGCCGGCACGCTTCCAACTGCCCTTCACCATGACGACGGCGAGGGTGCTGGCGGCCGACGGGTACTCGTACGAGTCGGCCACCGTGCGCTGGCGCCAGGGGACGAGGTGCGAGAAGTCTTCGCCCACCTCGATGCCCACCGCGGTGTCCACCTCGAAGCCGACGCTGACGACGGTCTTCTGGGAGGTGGTGCCGGGCGCGGCGTCGAGGAGGGAGAGATCGCAGACGTAGGGCAGCCCGACTGCGGCCTTGAAGGTGATGGCCCCCGTGGGTCCCCAGCCCGCAGGCGTCGTCACCTGGCCACCCGAGACGCGGAGGGGGCCCACCGGATCGATGCCGGGGCAGGACAGCCAGACGTCGCGCCCCTCGAGGTGGCCCAGGCCCGTCACCGTCGTCCCGGTGTCCTTCGTCACCGTCGCGGTGATGTAGCTGTCGACCGGGTAGGAAAGCTGCTCGCCGCCGATGACGTTGCCGTTGTAGTCCTCGTCGGTGACGTAGCGCGGAGGGCCACGGAGATCGCCCGGCGTCATCCGCTCGATGCGCGTCACCCCGGAGCGCTGCACCGCCACGAAGACGTCGTCCCAGCCGCCCAACCCACCGGCCACCTCGTTGCGCGGGACGCAGGTGACGGACAGCACCTTGTCGCCGCCCGTGTCGTGGCGCGCCCATGCCCACGTCGAGGGCCCGGTGCGCGTGCAGGTGAGGAGCGCGCCGTCGCTGCGCACCGCCCACACCGTGCCCCAGGGCTGCCGCTGGTAGCACCACGAGACGATGCGCGACGACACCCACGACGCCGCGGGTGTCCAGGCGCCACCACGGAAGAGGTGCTCGGCGTGCCAGCTGATGTCGGCGCCCTCCCACCCGGCCTGTCCGCGCTGCAGGCTGCGCACCCCGCGACCCTGCGCTGGCGAGAAGAGCAGCGTCGACTCCACCACGAGGGGTTGCAGCGGATGCGCGCCCACCTCATCGACGACGCGCGTCACTGCCGGGAGGGTGTCGAAGTCGAGCGGCACATCATCCCGACCGATGCACCACACCGAGGTGTCGGTGAGTGCCAGCAGATGATCGAGCGCGGCGAGGGCCACGAGGCGCTCGCGCTTGCGGGCGACGAGAGTCGCCTCGAGGGGCTGCCCGCTCCAGTTGACGAGCGGCGCGTCGAAGTTCTCCCAGTCGTCCACGGCGCTGGTGACGAAGCGCTGCGCGGGGCCACCGAAGGCGCGGCGCTGCTGGAAGTGCGCGACGGCCGCCGGGTACTCGCCCGACGCGAAGGGCGACTCTCCGCGGAGCGGCGGTAGCGTCCAGACTGGATCCGCGCCGAAGTCGGCGAAGCGCGCGTTGGTGGCGCAGCGGCCGATGTACCCGAAGAGAGAGCCGCGGCCGCGGTAGTAGATGTTCTCGATGGGCGTCCAGTTGGACGGAGCCGCTACCCCCGCGCCGAGGCCGGGCTCGATGTAGATCGGAGCGGTGTCGAAGAGGACGAGCTGGTTGTCGGCCGGTAGCGGGAGGGAGTAGCCCGGGCCGCTCGGCGTCGTGCCGCTGGAGACGTCGCCCAGCACGTACTCGGTGATGTCCCGAGGCAGCGACTCGATGACTTCGCCCGTCACGTTGTGTCGCAGGAGCGTCGACACCTTGTAGCGCCACTCGCGCGGCGGGTGCGCTGCGTCGACGACGAAGAGGCTCGTGGGCTGCCACGCGACCAGCACGGGCATGGACGGCGGGTTGCCGCCGATGCTGGGAAAGGCCGCTTCGAGCGCGGCCCCGCCCGGCACGTCGCCCTTCGGCGCGAAGCGCACCGGGTAGATGGCCGCCGTCGTCGTGAAGGTGAGCTCCTGCGCCGGGCGGAGGTAGTGGGTCAGCACCAGCGCGCTGCCGACCTGCGCCCACTGAAGCTCGGGGAGATCGCCCGTCTGGAAGGGCGTCACGAGCTCCTGCACGAAGGCCAGGGTGCGCGCGTTGTAGATGCGCACGTACAGGGCGCCGAACTCGAGGACGTACGACTCGCCCGACGCGTGCAGGAAGGGCAGCAGCACGACGTCGGCCAGCTTCGAGCTCCACGCCAGCTGCGTCCCTGGGCGCGAGACGGCCGAGCCCTGGCGCGAGACGACGAAGTTCAGCAGGCCGCGCGCACCGTGCGCGAAGAGCTCGAGATCCGTCCGGCCATGCAACAGGGGCGAGAGCTCGCCGGCGGCGAAGCTCGTCTGTCTCGTCGTGGCCACGACTCACCTCACGCTGATGGTTTCGGACTCGGCTGGCTCGTCACGGACGACGGCGTTGGCCGACGCCGCGGCGGCCGCCTGGAACGCGAGCAGCGCCCGGCTCTCGAAGTGCGGCATGAGCTGCGGCTTCACCGGCAGCGCGCCGGCGAGGTACACGGCCAGCTGCGCCGCCACCGCCTTGACGAAGAGGGGCGGCCAGAGCGCGACGGTGGCATGCCGGTAGACGTAGATGAGCTGCGCGTCGGCGAGATCGGTGCACAGCAGCAGACCGTCGCCGGCCGCCGTCGACTCGAGGGCGAATGGGATGGGCTGGCCTTGACCGGGCTCGCGCACGCCGCACCAGAGACGCGCGGGCGCCTCCGGGAGGTAGTCGGCCGGGACGACGTAGCAGTAGCCCCACTCGTCGCGCGTCTCGGTGGAGAGCGCGAGGGCGACACGCTTGGTGGCGAAGCGCCAGCCCCAGCGCTGCAGCAGCTCGTCGCGCGTGGAGGCGAAGAAGGCCTTCGCCATCTGCGCCTCGGTGCTGGGCTCGTCGAGGGAGTCGAGGAGTTGACGCTGGCCGATGATGCCGAGCGCGAGGTTCGCCACCTGGTGCTCGGTCGTCACGGCCGCCATGGCTCAGCTCCTTCCCTCGAGTCAGACCTGCTGATCGGCCGCGCGGCCCTTCGACGGCTCGACGTCGACGACCTGCGTCACCTGCCGCTCCTCGACGGGGACCCACGTCCTCGAGGGCTTCTCGTCGGTGACGGTGATGACTTCGCCCGCCGCGTAGTAGACGCCGGCGCGGTAGTGCGGCACGCGCAGGCGGTACTTCTTCGTGCCGCGGTACTGCTCGGGCAACTCGCCCTTCGCCTTCGGCGCGGAGACGGCCACGGCGCCCTGCAGCTCGGCGATCTTCTTCTGGGCGGCGGCGAGCTGCGCCTCCGCCTTCTCGCGCGCCTCGTTGGCGGCGCGCACGGCGGCGTCCGGGTTGGAGAGCTCGGTCTTCTGCTGCTGGGGCTGCGGTGCCATGTGTCGTCTCCTGGACTGCGTGAGCTTCGTGAATCGCGGGGGCAGGATTCGAACCTGCGACCTCCGGGTAATGAGCCCGTCGAGCTACCTCTGCTCCACCCCGCTGAACTGCACCGCCGGGGACAACCCCCGGCGGTTGCCGCCTCGAGACCCACCAGAGAGGCGGCGGAGCTTCAGAGCATCGTGCCCGGGGCGGTCTGCTTGCCCATCGGCGGCGCGAGCCACGCGCTGATCTTCCCCGCCGATGGCGTGCCGACGACGGTGTAGACGAGCCCGAGGTACCGGTCGGCCGACGCGATGCCCGCGGGGAGAGCGATGCGGAACTGGTAGCCCGCCTTCAGCGTGGCCACGGCGATGGCCGGGGTGCTGTGGAGGGTGGTGGGCGAGCCGAGCGCCGGATCGTCGTCGGCCACCACCGAGACGGCCACCGACGTCCCGCCGGAGAAGGCCTCGACGACCTGCGCGACGATCTCCAGCTCCGGGGACTTGCCCGGGTCGCGCGGCACGGTGTTGCCGAGGGTGTCGGTGGTGAAGGCCGGCGTGCCGCCCTGCAGGTCCACCTTGTCGGTGCTGTTCGCCGTGGCGGTGATCGCCTGGGCGTTGCTGAACATGTTCTGCTTGTCGATGAGCATCGGAGTCTTTCGGGAGAAGCGGGTGGGAGGAGAGGCCGGCCCACGTTGGCGCCGGCCGCTTCACGGCGCGCTCAGGTGAGCGGGGCCTCGGTGTTGAGGAGCGCGTCGGTGCGGTGGATGGGGATGCCGCTGAAGCTCAGCACCGGCTTGCCGCCCACGTTCTCGTAGGTGAGCGTGCTGTTCTTCACGCTGTCGATGGCCTGCTGGCGCAGGTACGTCCGCACGCGCCGGTTCATGTAGAAGATGGGCTTGCAGTCCTCGAGGCTCTGAATCTGCTCGGTCGCCTCGGCCATCTTGAGGATGAGCGCGTTGCCCGTCGACGCCAGCACGTCGTCGTCGATGTTGGCGATGCGCACCAGGTAGCGCGCGTCCTCGACGGCGAGGCCCACGTTCCACGAGAAGTACGTCTGGTAGGCGAGGAACTCGGCGCCGGTGCCAGAGCCGTCGTCGACCATGCGCTCGCCGAGGTCCTTCATCTGCAGACCGACCTGCGAGCCGGCCGGGTAGATGCCGTAGACCTTCTTCGGAGCCCAGCCCACCAGCCAGACGGACGACGAGTCGTTGCCGCTCGCCGCGCCGAAGGGGAGGACCTGCGACGCGTAGGGGATGCCCGACAGCGCGTCGAGGCGCGGCGACAGGCCGGTGATCTGCTCGGGCGACGTCTTCGTCGACGAGTAGAAGAAGGCCGTCTCGAGCGTGCGCTTGTAGGACGCGATGAAGGCCACGTCCTCGCTCGCCCGGTAGTCGGCCGCGTTGCCGTTCCGCTGCGCCAGCTTCACGTCCACCTTCGACGTGCCGTCCAGCATGCCGCACGTCTCGGTGAACTGCGACGTGGTGCTCTTCGTCGGGACGACGCCCTGGTTGTACTTCCGCCAGGTGAGCGACGGCAGGCCGGTGCGGGTGGTGATGAGGTGGCCGTCAGGGCCGTTCGCCTCGACCCACGGCATGTCCTGCAGCAGCGGACAGTCGACGGAGAGGGATTCGACGATGCGGGCGATCTTCCCCTTGGGGTCGAGACGCGTCGCCACGTCCATGAGGGTGGAGAAGCCATTCTGGTTGATGGTGGCCATGGTGCGTCACTGCTCCTTGGAGTCGGTGGGGGTGCCGTAGAAGAGCTCCGCGTCCGACTTGCGCCCGGCGTCCGGGGCAGCGGGCGTCGCGGTGCCCGAAATGGTGTCGTCGGCCATCGCGCGCCCGATGGCGGCGAAGGCCTTGAGGACGAGCGGGTGGTTGCCCAGCCCCGCCTGGTGCAGCAGCACCGCGAGCGGCGCCACCTTCTGCCCCTGGGTGGGCGTGCCTCCGAAGCGCGAGAGCGCCTTGGCGGCGTCCTTCACTGCGGAGGCGAACTTCTCGCCGCCGACCTCCGGGTCCGCCTTGAGCTCGGCCGCCCACTTCGCGTCCTGAGCGGCGAGCGCCTCGTCGAGCTGCTTGCTGCGCGCGGCGTCGATGTTGGCGAGGGAGTCGAGGTACTTCTGCGCCTTCTCACCCTCGAGGCCGAGCTCCTTCGCCTGCTGCTGCAGCGCCTCGAAGTGCGACTCGAAGCCCTTCGGCGCCTTCAGCTCGACAGGCTTCGCCTCCGTCTTCGTCTCACCCTTCCCCTCGACGGTGCCGGCCGCCTCCAGCGCGGAGGGCGCGCCGGGCGGCTGCGCAGCTGGCGGGGTCGAATAGGCAGTGCCGTCAGGCACAGGCGCTGGAGCGGGAGGTTGGGCGGTCTCGGACATGCGGCAAGAGTCGGCCGCCGCTGGGAGCCTTCCGTTTCACCCGTCCTGCGTCTTCTTCGCTTCGGCCCGCGCATCGAGCTCCGCCGCGTCGAGCTGCTCGCGGAGCGCCAGCGCGTACCGCGCGGCGTCGACGCGCTGCGCCTCCACGAGAAGAGCCAGCCCGACGCTGCGCCGCCCCTCATTGAAGGCGGTCGCGGTGGGGCTTTCGGCGTAGCTGCTCGAGTAGAGGCCCGACTGCGTGAGGAGGCGCCAGAAGAGGCGCCGGCCGGAGGGCGACGACAGCAGGACGCGCATGTCGTCGTCGTTCTGCTTCTGCCTCTCGGCGGGAGTCATCGGACGCCCACCCCGCGCAGCATCGTGGCGAGGGCGCTGGGCTTCTCGAGGTCCGTGTCGGCGAGCGTCTTCGCGGTGGCGGCCTGCTCGGCCAGCTGTGCCGTCTGCGCCGCCTGTTGCTGCGCCTGGGCCCGCGCCTTGCGCCTCTCTTCGACAGCCGCGTCGGGACGCACCGTGGCAGGCGGGACGCCCACGCTGTCGGCGTACTCGTCGACGAGTTGGTCGAGGTCCACCTTGTCGAGGACGCTCGGGTCCAGTTTCGAGAGGTTGCCGGCGAAGGCGGCGAGGCGCTCGAGTCCGGTGGTGGCGAGGAGCTTCTGCGCCTGCGCCATGATGGAGATGTACTCGGGGCGCAAGTCGGTGCCCTCGAGCTCCTGCGGCGGCGGCGGGATGAGCCCCGCCTCAAGGCAGATGTCGAAGAGCAGGTCGAGGAGCGGGTCGAGCAGCTCGTCGTTGAGCGCCTCGAGGACCGCGCCGAGCTGTTGCAGCTTCTCCTCGCGGCGCTGGTCGACTTCCGTTGCCGTCATGGTGCCCGTCTGCTCGGTGATGAGCAGCCAGAGGTGTGCGAAGAAGGCGCGGCGGATTCTGTCCTCGTGCTCGCGGATCTTCTCTCGGAAGACGGTCAGCGCGGCGGGGTCGATCTGCACCGCGGGGCGCAGCGCCTGGCCTGCCCCCAGACCGTCGACGAAGTTGGTTTCGCCCGGGAGAAGGCTGATGGGCGTGTTGCGCGCCGCGACGGGCGCGGCCATCGGCGGGTTGACGATCTTGTCCGTCGCCTGCGCCGCACGTCGCTCCAGAAGCTGCAGTGCGCGACAGTCGCCGATGGCGTCGAAGCCCGGCCCGGTGCCGTAGACGTCCTCGCCGGTACGGGTCCACCGCGGGCACAACACCGGGAAGCGGGAGAAGCCGGACTCGCGCAGGAAACCATCCTCGGCGCGGCCGTTGGCCTCCCACCAGTCGGAGAGGAAGCGCTTCCCCGCGGGACCGAGCGCGCCCGCCTTGAACTTCGGGTTCGGGTAGATGGCGTGCGTGACGTCGATGCGCTGGTCGAGCTCGCCGCGCTCGTGGTGGCGCTTCACCGTCTCGCTGCACTTCTCGAGGTCGAAGAGATCGACGAGCTGCGCGACGGTAAGGGACACCTCGCGGAAGATGGTGTCGACGTTGCCCCTCGCGCTGGCCGCCAGGCAGTAGCTCCCCACGGGGAAGACGTACGCGCGCACCCCGTCTTCGGCGTCGGGCTCGACGTGCATCGCTGAGACGCAGAAGGGGCCGAGGTCCGCGTAGACCATGTGCAGGCCGTTGTAGACGTTCGACTTCGCAAGCGCCTCGCGCAGCACGCGCTCGACGTCGGAGAGCCACGCCTTCACCGCGGGCGAGTCCGCCACCTCCGGGCTGCCATTCACCGTGAGGCGGAACCACGGCCGCGAGGGCGAGGTGATGCCCGTCATCATCCCGCTGGCGAGCGTGCGAGCGGCTTCGAGGGGCGTGAAGTTGATGATCTTCGAGCCCTTGCTGCGGCTCGAGCGGTTGGCGTCGGCGCGGTACTCGCGGAAGGCCCGCGGGCGCATGTGGTCGGCGATGTCGCGCCAGTCCGTCATCCACGTGGAGCGCTCTGCCTTGAGCGCCTCGTGGCGCTTCTGCAGCTGCTTCTTCTTGTCGGCCTGCTGCATCACACCACCCCGAGGATGGACGACGATCCGAGGGGCGCGGTGGGCGAGAAGGCGCCGAGGATGGCGCTTCGCGCGGAGCCGCCGCGCGAGCGCCGCACCATGCCGGTGCCGGCGTCGCGGACGAAGAGGTCCGCCACGTCGGGCGGAAGCGCAGCGAAGCCTCCATCGCCTGTGGTGCCGTCGGAGATGAGCCGGCGCCGTCGCTCGCTCTCCAGGCGAATGGCCGTCGCCGGATCGCCGAATTCGCCCGCGGCGAGGCGCTGCTCGAAGGTTGCAGGTGAAGTCGCCATGTCAGTCCTCCTGGAATGGGTCGTAGTCAGCGCGCTTGCCCGTCGCGGCGCGCGCGGCGAGCTCCTCGCGGATGTCGCGGGCGGCCACCGGCGCAGCGAAGGTCAACGCGATGGCATCCGCGATGTCGGGCGACACGCCGGTGCGCTTCTTGATTTCGCTCTTCTTCTCGAGCTGCAGCCGGTTGTTCTCGTCGAACTTGTAGATGGGCGCGGTCAGCTCGGAGACGAGCTCGGGGAGGTTCGGCAGGACGCCGCCGGCCTTCACCCACTCGGCCATCTTCCACCACATCTCCGCGCGCCTGTTGCGCCACTTCACGTCGGTGACGGGCTTGCCGCCGAAGTCGACGCCGATGGCCGGGTAGCCGAGCTGCACCAGGCGATCGACGACGCCCGCGCCGAAGGTGGCCGAGTCGATGAAGAGCCCGTCAGGGCGGTGCTTGTCGAAGGCCATCGCCACCTGCCCCGCCACCGCCATCGTGTCGAGGTTGCGCAGCACTTTCGGTGCGAAGGCGACGCGCCCCTGACGCAGCGCGATGACGGTGCGATCGTCACCGAAACGGGCGACGTCGACGCCCATCACCTTCACGTCGCGCCAGTACTCGCGCTCGGCGATGACGCGAGCCATCGCCGCCGCCACTTCGTCGGGGCCGAAGAGGCTGGTTGCCGACGACGGAGGGAATTTCCCGAAGACGTTGACGAGGACGAAGGGGTTGTCGCGCCCGTACTTGGCGATCTGCGCTCGCGCCCACTCGATGCTGACGCGCGGAGCTCGCTTCGGATCGTCCGGGTCTCCGGAAATCTCCTTCACCCACCACAGCCGCCGCTCGACGGTGCAGGCGCGGTAGAGCGGCCCCTCGAGGTGCGTGGGGTTCCCGGCGATGAGGAGCTTGGCGGTGCGCCCGGAAGCGCGGTCGGCGTTGGCGAGGCCGCCCTCGGCCGCCGCCGCGACGGCGTCGGGGATGCCGCCGGCCTCGTCGAGGACGAAGAGGACGTGATCGGCGTGGATGCCGGCCAGCGTGTCGGCCTGCTGCTCCGACGTGCCGCCCTTCGGCCAGGTGCGCGCGCTGGCCCACCACGTCTCGGGATGGTCATTCGCGGTGATGCGCGTGGCCGTCGAGGTGAAGCTCGAGGCGAGCAGCGGCGACTTCGCCTGCCACTTCGCCAGCTCGGTCCACAGGTTGTCGGCGAGGTTGTCGCCGGTGATGGACGTCGCCACCACCTTCGGGTGCGGGAAGCACACGAGAAACCACCAGATGACCCAGGCCAGCAGCGTCGACTTGCCCGGGCCCTTGCTGGCCTTCAGCGCGAAGCGATCGAAGGGCGTGCCCTCCGCATTCTTCGCGTCGACGAGCGCCCACAGCACCTCGTCCTGCCACTCGTCGGGCACCGCGCCGAGGCACTCGCGCACGTAGACGCGCGGGTCCTCTCGCCAACGACGGATGACGCCGGCGGCCAGCACGTCGGGGATGACGCCGGCACCCACCTCAGCCCTCCTCGGGCTGGCGCTGCGACGCCAACACGAGCTGCTCGAGCGTCAGCTTCCCCTCGTGCTGCAGCCGCTCGACGAAGTCGGCCTCGCTACGACCGAGGAGTTCCGCCGCCTTGAGTCGGTCTGCGGTGCGCTCCTTCGGGTCGAGCATCACCGCGGTCCAGAAGGCCTGGCGCTCGGCGCGCGTCGCGATGCGCCCGGCCTGCACAGCGGCCTCCTGTCGCGCTGCTTCCACGACGACGTTCCGTCGCGCGATGGCTGCTGAGACCTCAGCATGCTTCAGCAACCGGGACGCGGTGGTTGCCAAGGTCGCATCATCACCTGCGTAGCCCGCAGCTCTCGCAGCGGCGGTGCCGTTCCCGTCGTACGCGTCGACGAAGGCCTGCTGTTTCGGTGTGAGTCCCACACCGTGACAGTCGCTACTTGCTGGGAGCCTTCCGTCGCTCCGACAGCTTGCGCGCCTCGCGGTACCGCATGGCGGCGTGCGTCAGCCTGTCCACCGCGCGCCGGAAGGCGGTGTCGAAGTCGGCGTCGGTGTCGACGTCGCCCAGCGACATGGCCGCGTCGATGAGGGCGGCGCGGGGGGAGCGGCGGCGGGCGAGGCCTTCGTGAAGCGGCGGCTCAAGCGGCAGCCCGTGCCGCTTCCGGTACCGGTGCCCAGCGCAGAGCCCGCCAGCGGAGCGCCCGCTGACGAGCTCCTCGAGCCTGTCGCACCCGTCGACGAGGCACTTCTCACGCGGGCGAGCGATGGCGCGGGAAGACACCTGCGGCGGCGAGTACGGACGGGCCATCGTCAGTGCGCCTCGGGCGTGGCGAGGGCGGCGTCCTGCGGATCGAGCAGCTCGACACCAGCGCGTCGGGCGCTCCAAAGGATGTGCGCCGGGACGTCGGTGACGTTGTGCAGCTTCATCACCTCCTTCACGCCCTCATTGAGGGTCCGCAGCTTGTGGGCGGTGAGTGCCTGAGCCAGCGGCACCGCCGAGTCCAGCATCTCCTGCCGCTCGAAGTCGCTCCTCGGAAGGCCGTGGTGCTCGATGGCGGCGCGCACGACGAGGTCGAGGTCGCCGTTGGCGATGCTGGCGTGCTTGCCCAGCTCGTCGAGGAAGCTTTGGATCTTCTCCATGCGCTCCTGCTGCAGCTTCTCGAGAGCGTTGCCGGGTAGGTGAATGCGCTTCATCTGGTTGCTCATGGTGCTCCTGGGTGCTGCGGGTGAAGGCCTCACTCGAGGCCGGTGGTGGTGACGTCGCCGAGGTGCGCCGACTTCGCGCGACGCTTCCGGCGCCGGAGTGGCACGCCCTTCGTGCCGGGCGACGCCGGCGTCGCGGCCTGTGAGTAGTCGTGGCCCCGCCCCGTCCACGCGAGCTCGGCCAGGCGATCGCGCGCGGCGGTGACGACGGGAGGCGGCCGCGTGGCGTCCCGCTCCGCCCGGGTACGCGCCACGAGCTCGTCCGCCGCCCTGTCGTCGCGGTTCGGCGCCGAAAGTCGTTTCGCGGGCTTACGCCGTTGCGACTTCTTCGACCTCGAAGTCGGCGGGGCGAGGCGCTCGAGCGCGCGCTGCAGCTTCTGGAGGGCGATGGTGAGGCTCACGGGCGCTCCGTGGGCACGAGACCCCGCAGGGCGTGGAGCTGCCGCACCATGCGCAACGCGTCGTTGCGCAGCAGCATGAGCCTGTCGTGCAGGTGGTAGGGGCTCCACCGGCGCGGGTCCGGCGCGGGCACCCGCATCAGCGCGCGCTGGAGGTAGACGAGGAGGTCCAGCGCCTCCTGGAGCGGGTCCGCGATGGCGTCGCGACCGTCCCACACGCGCAGCGGCGTCCCGTACTTCTGGCGGCCCATCGCGTCGCGCTCGCGGATCAGCTCCACCAGCCACGGCTCGGGCTTCAGCTGCTCGAGCAGCGCGGGCCAGCACTCGGGCCCGGCGCCATCCACCCGCGGGGCGGGCTCGGGGGTGTTGAGGGTGCTCATCGCGGCCACCCCCACGACAGCGAGCCGGGGCGCGTCGAGCCCTTCGGCGGTCGGCGGTTGGGCGACGCGTGCACGATGACGGCCGTGTCGAATGGGGCGGACTCGCCGCGCTCGTCTGCGCCGTCGAAGTCGAGGCGGGAGTCGTGGAAGTAGACTCCGGTGATCAACCCCTGCCAGCGCAGCCACAGCACCCGAGTCTCGGGCACGTAGACGCTGGAGAGCAGCTTCCCGCCCTCGCCGTCGGCGGACATGACGCACGCGCGCCACCACGCGGTCCCCACGCGGGCGGGAAGCACCTGCACGATGATGGCGCGACCGTAGATCGCCGCCTCACGAGCCTTCTGCAGCCAGAGGGCGATGCCGCGCCCATAGGGGGGATTCAGGAACCCGGTCTCCCCGCGCCAGTCCTGGCTGAGCGAGTCGTGGCGGGGCGAGTAGTAGCGGATGTGCTTGTAGTTTTGCTCGTGCGCAGCGAGGTCGACCGTGAAGGGACCGAAGTCCGCGTCGAGGCGCTCGTAGAAGTCGCGGGGCGTGCCGTAGTCGCCCTTCTTCGAGGTGAGGAGCGCGGCGAGTCGGCGAGCCATCAGCCCTCCCCTCCCATCCCGCGGCGGTGCCGCGCCAGCTCGAGGCGCAACCTCTCGAGCTCCGCGACAGCTCGCTCGAGCGCCTCGCCCTGGGCGTTGAAGTCGCTGTGCAGGTCGATGAAGGCCTCGCACATCTCGTCGACAGCCCCATCGCTCAGCTGCGTCCCCTTCATCGTACGCGTGCGGGCCGAGTACAGCGCCGAGCTGCGGCGCTCGAGCCGGACGCCGGTGGGGATGCTCATCGGCGCCCCCGTGGGGCGAGACCGCCCGGCACGAGCTGGCGGCAGCGCTCGCAGTGGTAGACGAGCGACATGTCGGCG